TATATCCCCCACAATTAGAATTTAGATTTAATGATTATATTTTTAATACAGGATCATCTACAAATACAATCCTACCACAAGTAGAAAGTTTTATCTCGGTATATAATAACTTAGGAACATATTATTCAGAAAGTATTCCTAGATTAAGATTTGCAGCGTTGCCTAAATATCCTGATAGAGCCTTTTTAACATCATCTCTATACACAACTAATTATTATTTACCGGAATCTCAATCTTTATATGCTATTAAAGATACAGAAACTAATGAATTTGTAATTGAATTTGATAATGAATATACAAGAATAAGTGCAGATGATACTTCAAGTTATTTTGATTTATATTGTAATGGTTTAGAACCTGAAAGATATTATACAATTTTAATAAAAACATCAATTGGGGGTCAAGTAAAAGTTTTTGATGAAAATATAATGTTTAAAGTAGCTAAAGGATGAGCAAATCAGTAAATTTAAAAAGGCAAGTATTTAATAAAAATGCTTTTAATAATACAGTAAATACAGAATTTACTCAACTTAAAAGTATTGAGGATCCTTCTTTCTTTGATATTAATTTGGCTACCCAAGAAGATTTTTGGATATTATATAACAAGTTTTTTTATGAAATACCTAAAGAAGGAGACATTAACTCACACCAATATTTAGTACAAACTAGTGGAGAATTTATTGATTATGCACCACAGCAAGAAGAAATAAATGCCTTACTACAAGAAATAGCAGATTTAAGAATAGAAAATTTAGAAGTTAGACAAGAAATCGCAGGTATAATTGAAGACTTTGCAAATAATCAATAATAGAATAGTTAATGGCCTATAATAATTCAAATAAAACCTCAAATTCACCTACAGGATCAAATTCTTTTGGACTTGCAGAAGCTGCTACTCCAAATAATAATAAATTTACCACAGCTATAGGAGAAAATTCAGAATTAAATTTTTCTGATGATAATGGAATAGCAGTAAGTTCTTCATGTGTTAGTATACCAGCAAGTGATGTATCTAGTTTAGGGTATGAATTTTCAGATTCAAATATTATTCCTAGTTCTGATATATCTGGTTCTTTTTTTGAAAGTGGAAGTGTAATAGAATTTTTTGCTTATGATTCTCAAAAGAATTTATTAAGTCAGGAATATAAATTTACAGATTATTCAGTAACAAACAATACTGCTAATGTAGATGTCTCAACTGATTTTACAAATGAATTTGGTGTGGCTGTAACAGCCTCCGCAATGGGTCCAATTCCTACAAATGAAATTACATTAGATCCTTCTCAAGATTTATTTAATAGAGGATTTGATAATGGTGAAGTATTTGCTTATTATAATTTTATTAATTATGAGTTAAATTCAACAACCGAAGACACATACTATATATCTGAAATATCAGGAGATAGAACAGAAATTAGATTAAAAACAAATGCAATATCTGCAACAAGTGTTAGGCAAGGAGTTTCAAGTTTAAAAACAAGATTAAATAATTCTAGAAATTTTGATGAATTTTATTTATCATTTTATGAAAATAATTATGTAGTTGCTATTAATATTTTATTAGAGGAAAACCCAATAGAAGAATTAGACCCTTCTGTTCTAATTAAACTATTTCAACCCTTACCTCCTCAATTTAAAGTAGAAGATAGATTATATGTAACTACAAAGGTTGGAGAATCTGTAGCATATAGAGTTGAATTCAACCAGGATTTTGAATCTTTTATTGATAATGCTAATTATATTAAAGGACCAAATGTTAATATCCCACTTCAAGATTTAGTTAATAATTCTACTACTTTAAAATCTTATGAAGATTTAACTACTACACCTTCATCAGAATCATTAGATAGTGTTTTAAATAAATTAAATCAAACAGGTGTAACTATAACACCTAACTACTCATATAATACTTTCAATGAATTTGTTAATTTTTCATCTGCAAAGCAGAGAGTTTATAACTTTTATGAAAAAGTATCTCAAATACAATCATATCAATCTGATATTGATACATTAACAACTACAACAGGATCAAATCCCGGGGTTGTACCTATATCTCAGAGTTTAGCTAGTTTACAGACAAATATTACAAATTTAGTTAAAAATTTTGATGGTTTTGAAAGTTATTTATATTATAACTCATCATCATTTGCTTACCCTAAAACCGGATCAACATATCCTTATGCTTTACTTCCAACTTCAAGTTTAGAAGTAGATACATGGATGGGTAGTGATGTTGAAAACAACCAATATTATGGGGGAATTATCCTATCAGCATCTTTATATGACGAAGATAATCAAAATTGGTTATATTATACAATCCCAACATTTATAACAGAAAATTCAGAAAATGATGAGTATGTAGAATTTTCAAATATGGTGGGTCAGTCATTTGATGAAGTATGGCTTTATACCAAAGCATTAAGTGAAAGGTATAATACTACAAATGACCCTGAATCAGGGTTACCTTTAGATTTAGCTGCTGAAGCTATTAAAGGTTTAGGATTTGAAACTTTTGGAAATAATTATGATAATCAAGATAATTTTATAGGGCTAACTGGAGAAGATAATGGAATTTTTGTTCCACCTACAGGAAGTGAGTTAATTACAGATTATATAGCTATAAACAGTGGTAAAATAATAAATTATTGGAATTTAGGATATTCATGGCTTAATTATGTAGAACAAATAAATGAACCAGGATTTCCATATGCTATTGATAAAGTAAGTAAAGAAATTTATAAACGTCTTTATCACAATATGGCTTACCTTACTAAAAAGAAAGGTACAATTAGTGGTTTAAGACAATTAATTAATATTTGGGGTATTCCAAATACTATACTTCGAATTAATGAATTTGGAGGTAAAAATAGAGATAATACTGATGACTATGATTTATGGTATGAACGTTATAGTTACGCGTATACACCAGTTGCTAACCAATATGCAGCAAGCTCATCGGTTAAGATGCCTTGGATGCCATTACAACGTAATTATATAGATAGTAATGAGTATATTGTACCTGATGGTATTGCTCTTAGATTTAAAACAACAGGACACCCTTCATCAAGCTTTGGAGGATCTTATTATAGTCAATCAATAGCTGTTAAAAAATCAAATGGAACTAATGACAAACAAATGGATTGGGGTATTAGTTTATTTTATGAAGACCAACCATCAGGATCATATTCAGGATCTAGTTTTAGTGATTATTACAATTATGGTAAATTAAGATTTTATATGTCTGCTTCAACAGCAGATGGAGGAGTACAAATATCAGATGATATTGAATTACCTTTCTTTGATGGGGGGTGGTGGAGTGTATTACTTCAAAGAGATACACACGAAGATTATACAGACAATACTAATCCCACAACTTATACCTTATTTGCAGCTAATAAACAAGTAAATGGGTATGATGGGAATTCATTAGGATGGTCTGGATCTGTAAGTATGAGTTCAACTCCCCAAGCATTTAATAATGGTTATGGTGGTGGTGCTTATAATGGAGCTGAATATGATTCAGGAACATCAGTATCTGAGTCCATAAATAATTCTTGGAATAAATTTGGAACAACAGATTTAGATGGAGTTTATGTTGGGGGTTATGTTTCTGGGTCTAATGTAATGACTGAAGTATTAAATGAAGGATCAAAAATATTCTCAGGATCACTTCAAGAATTTAGATATTATTCTAACAATATTGCTAAAGAAGTATTTAATGATTTTGTGATGAATCCTGAATCTGTTGAAGGTAATAATGTTACAGGATCAGAATCATCTTTTGACATAGTTAATTTTAGAGCACCTTTAGGAAATGAATTAGAATATAAATTTACAGCTTCTTTAAGTTCTTCATTTATTACAAAAATATCATCATCACATCCTTCAATTACAGGATCTGCACCTATGGTATTTACTCAATCCTTTATAAATCCCACAAATAACTCATTAACTTCAAGTTATGATTTTATAGGATATGAAGCTCAATCAACTTATACTTACAGTAAACCAAATAGAGAAACATACTTTTTAGATCAACCTTCTATAGGAATTAGAAATAGAGTTTCAGCTAAAATTCAAGTAGAAGATGGAGATGACTATGGTAAAGTTTTATCTAAATATAGAAGTATAGATCAAAACTATTTAATTAGTCAAAGCTACACAGAAGATATAACAAGTTTAGAAGTTGGATTCTCACCTCAAGATGAAGTTAATGATGATATTATAGCAACTTATGGTTATGGTGTTATTTCTGATGTATTAGCAGATCCTAGATTTGCTTATGATTCAACTGAGGCTTATTATCCAAAATTAAGACAAATAGCAAATGAGTATTTTAAAAAATACACAGAAGGTGATGTTTGGGATTATTTAAGATTAATTAAATATTTTGATAACTCATTATTTAAAGCTATTAAATCATATGTTCCTGCACGTACTAGTGTTACTACAGGTATTATAATAAAACAACATATGTTGGAGCGTAATAGACGCCCACCCGTAAAAGTAAATCCAAATACAATAATAGCTTACACACCCGAAACAGGATCAACAGTAGGAGGTCAATCAACAGCTACTGGTATAAACAGTCCTATTTCATATAGAGATTTAGAAATTACAGGAAGTATTGATGTAGCTACTATAAAAGGATCAACAGGTGGAGTTCTTAATCCCTATAATGTTGAAGCTACTCAATCTGCAGGTATATTTTACAACTCAGGTCTTAGTGCACCCGGAAATCTACCTGATCAATATATTAATTTACTTGATTCTGGGGGAAGCGTTGTTTATAAAACAAACGCTATTGGAACCCCTAGTGCTGTAACTAAAGGTTTTAGATTAAAAGCACCTTTAAAATCAAGATTTAGTTTTTATAATAATCTTGTAGGTACTTTTTTAGATCCTGATACAGGATTTGAATTTGCAGTATCTTCATCATTAAGAGGAATTATAGGAACTGACATTATTATGTCAAGTTCATTAACACCAGTAAATACAATTGCATCATCATCATATTATGAAATGTTACCTGAAGAAGATATTTCTCTTTGGGTAAGAGGAGTTGATAGTACTGGTGGTACTGTCCCAACACAGTTAAATTTCTTAGTATTATCTCTTCTTACACCCCAAGATTTTTCACCTATAGTAACTCAACCTGTAAATTATTCTTCAAGTATTTGGAATTCTTATACAACCCAATCATATATTGTAAGAAATGATACAATATCAGGTAGTACTTATGAAATACATAAATCACAGGATGAATTTTATAATGGTGAATTTAGTGGAAGTACTATTGTAGCAACCACACAATCTTTATTAAACAATCCATTTGCAGCTACTAATAATCTTGATACAAGTTATGTTATAGCAATAACGGCCAGTGAAGGTAAAGTAAGCCCAAAACCAGGTATGTCTTTAAACACATATCCTTCTTATTCAATACCTTTTGTATTTTCACAATCAACTATTGCTAACATGGATGCGTTTCGTGCGCAATGGAACAATTATGGTTCCACAAACTTTCTCCAAAACGGTACCGGATCTATTTATATAGTTCAATCTCAATATGATAATCATAATTTTTGGGTAGCAGGTATAATATTTCCTACCAAGGCAAAAAGAATAGGTGAAATAACTCCAGTTACTGATGACATTCCAGAATTACTTGGATGGACTAATCCATCGTTTGAGCAATTTGATATTGCCCCATTAATGGATATACCTCACCCACCAAAATCAGCATCGGGGATGTTTGGTATTCAAGATGGTCAAATTGTACCTAACAGTATTGCTCCCTATTTTAAAATGGATATATCAGGATCACTTAATAATATGTTCTGGGGTGCTGGACTTGATTTTGAACCAACAGGATTGTTAGGAAATTTAGATAGTAATATTTTAATTTCATCTTTTTTAGGTCCTAATAATATAATTGATAAACAAGCAGATTCTACTTACCCTGTATCCGTTGGCACAGCCACTACTTATGGGTTAGTTAAGTATTGGTTCACTGAACCTATGGTAAATGATGCTAGAGTAATTCGTCTTAATAGTAACTTTCCACAAGGAGGTGGAAACCCCGCAATATTTGAAGGAACTCATAAAATCCCTGTTTACTTTTCAAATTTTGATTTAGTTCAAGAAGGGGCAATTAAAGCGATAAAATCCATATCAGTTCCTGCTATGTCAAGTGCTAGTTTAACTGTACAAGGAACTACATGGACTGGGTCTTATGGAGATTATGGAAATTATGCCCCAACATTATTTACTATTAATCAATTAAATAAAGATTCAAGTGGTAATGTAGTAGATAATCAAGATACTTTAGCAACAACACCAGATTTTGACTTTACGATAACAAATATACCTTCAGGTACACCCACAGCCAATGATATTTATGGTTTATCAGGTGATGTTTTCCAACAAAGTCTAAATAATGTGCAAGGAGTATATACAACTAATGTTGGTATTGATAACACAACTAACTATCTTTATAGTTTAACTTCAAGTAGAGCTTTAAGTGGATCCCTAACACCCCAATATATTCCAAGTGGAGATAATCCAAAACAACTTTTATCTTTTGAACCTACTCTTCCAAGTGTTGTTGAATTTTACAATACACCATTCAACCCACTTATTAACAATGCTGATATTAATAGAGCAAATACATATAAACAAGTAGTTGAATACGATAATGGACCTATTCCATCAAATTTACAAGCTATTATAGATAATACAGCTGTAAAAGCTGAAATTCCTGATAGTTTTTACACTCAAAAATCATCAATTTTAAATAAATTTATAGGAAGCAAATTACAAAGTGCAACATATAATGAATTTACTCCATCAGGCAGTCAAATAACTTATTTAGGTGGTGAGTTATCTGGAAGTATAATTTCAGGATCAAATCAAAATTTAGAAAGAACAACATTTTGTTTTACAGCTGGGACTCAAATATCAATGGCTGATAATAGTATTAAAAATATCGAAGATGTAACAGTAGGTGAAAATGTATTAGCATATAATGAAACTATTAATATTAATGAAGAAGGTACAGTAGGAGATATATCATCACATAAAGTTGAATCAATAATTACTATAACTTTTAATAATGGAATTGTAATCAACACTACAGAAGAACACCCATTTTTCGTAAAAGAAAAAGGATGGACTATAGCTTCAGATTTAGAAATATCAGATACATGCCAGGATGTAAATGGGAATGATGTAGTTATTTCATCTATACTATCTCAAAATGGAGTTTATACGGTATATAATTTATTAAGTGTTAGCAATCATCATAATTTTTATGCTAATGAAATTTTAGTACATAATAAATCATCAAATAATGTTACTGAAGTAATAGGAACTACTCCAATTTATGGAGGGGATTCATCTCCAGGTACTATGCCTTCAGTTGGGACTTCAGTTAATACAATAGCACAACACCCAATTTACTTTGCTCATTTCAAAACATCTAAAGAATCTAAAGAATTATGGGGTAGTTATACTTTTAGAATTGATCAACTTATTGAGTGTCCTTTAGAAGATATAAAAGGAGAAAGAGCACCTGAAAACCCAGTAGTAATTAAAATTGATGGAAGTGGTAATAATTTATCAGAAGTTAAAAGTACATTTGAAGTTGATAGAAAAGCTTTAGTTGCTTATAACCAAGGTAAAGTTATAAAATCAGGATCTTTACCAATAAACTATACTTCTTTAAAAGTAGGAGATAGTTATATTTACCAAGGGGCTATGGAATATCAAACTATTTTCACTAACCAAGTACAAAGAAATGCTTATGCAACTACACAAAGTTTTATAAGTTCTAGTTGGGTTAATCTATCTGGATATAGTTCAGCCAACGTTATTAACACCCCATCAGCTTCGTATCATTTAGATAATTTCGATTTTATTTTCGGACCCTCTTCATCAAACTTTACTTTCTTAACATCTAGTACTGATGCTGGTTTATATTTAATGGGGGGTTATATGAATTCCTCGGCAAGTCTTGGATTTAGTGCTAGTGTTAATTTAGGTTTTTATGGAGCTGCAACTGGTAGAGGTTTAGCATTGATTCATTCTTATAACCAAATGGTTTCAAGAAGTGTGTATGCTACTCAATCAACAGCTGATGGAATAATGCTACCAGGAATACCTAATGCTATAAAAAACACAGGTAATACTGCAATTCCAACTCAATTAACAAGAAAATTTAATAGTAATTCTTCAAATTATATAATACAAGATTATTTAAATACAAATATTACTGGCAGTGGAGATGTTACGGATTTTGAAGATTTTCAACAAAATATACTATTTCAAGTAGGAGATGAAATTAGGATTGACTACAACACAGTAGCACAAGGATCTAAAAAAGGACAAAATAGAACTCAAACCTTTACAATTACATATAATGGACCTAATGATGAGTATGAAAGTGCCCCTTACCCTCCAGATGGGCAGGGTAATACTATGCTTTACCCTATAATGACATTTTATAACCCACCAGGAAATCCATTGTATTTGGATGCTGTTACATCCTCACTCCATATATATGATAAATTAATAGTTAGTCCAGATCCAAGAACACTAGAATATAAAATACCTGAGGGTAAAATTTTTAATGTAACTGTTAGAAGAAGAATTAATGCAGATGATCGTGTAGTTATATATCAAGAAGCCCCAACGGGTTCAAATGGAGTTAAGTCATTATCACCTTCAGGATATTTAATTCCTAATGATTTTTCACCACAACAAAAAAGAAACGTGCAAACTATAATAAATCAATTAAGTGCTAAAAATGCTTTTAGGGCAGATGAAGATAATGATAATAGAAGAATGCCAATAGAATAATATAGCTTGGATTAAAAAAATAAAAAACATATATTTATAATTAAAATAATACAATAAGATGGGATATTTAAACAATCAGGTAGTAACAGTAGATGCTATCTTAACAACAAAAGGAAGAGAACTTTTAGCAAGAGGTGATGGTTCTTTTAATATTAGATCATTTGCCCTGTCAGATGATGAAATTGATTACACATTATATAACCCTACAAATCCTTCAGGGTCAGCTTATTATGGTGAAGCTATTCAAAACATGCCTCTATTAGAAGCATTTCCTGATGAAACCCAAATGATGAAATATAAATTAGTAACCCTTCCAAGAGACACAGCTAAAATGCCTGTAGTAGGAGCAGGAGGAGTTTCAGTTGTTGATCTGGCACAAACCGGTACTACAACAATCACCCCACAAACTTTTAATTATTTAGGTAATAACTCAGTAGCAGAATCCTCTGGTTACTCATTTACAGTAAGTGATGTAAGACAATTTGCAAGTGTTGATGGTATTGTGGGTCAAGGTATTTCAACAGAAGCAGCAACAGCTTTAAATAACCAAAATATAATAACAAATGGTACTAATGTATCTAGAACTGTAATTGGTATGAGTTGTTTATTAACAGCAACTGGTGTTAATACTTTATATGGTCAAGGTGGTAACTCAACAACTCTCCTTTATAGTACACTTACAATAGTAGGAATGGATTCAGGTGCAAGAGTACAGATCCCAATTCAAATTAAAAGAACATAAATATAAAAAGATATGGCAATAGCTAATACAAATAATATAGCGACATTTTCACCTATTGATTCCCAAGATTTAATCATTAGTAATGAAAACGTAACTAGTACTGTGTGGGAAAATAATCAACCAACCCTATTAACATTTTACACATCCTCAGTACAAGTTGCTAGCGCAACCGGTCAATTTTATTATAGCCTTTATGGCTCAGCAGCAGCAACAGGATCAGTACAAGGAGCAATTGCGTATTGTGATGCTAATGGTAGTGGAAGTTTATTATATAACCCAAATGTTGATGGTTTATCACCAACAAGAACAAATTACGGCCAATATAGAAATTTAATTTTAGGAGATGAAGAATCTTCATTTGTATTTGGTAATCAATCATCTTCTTACTTTTATGCTATTCCAATCGAAAGATCAGGATTTAAGGAAGAATTACTCCCTGGAGTAATGACAATGGCAATATCAGGGTCATCACAAACTTTATACCTTACTGATGATAGTAAATTAGGTGGGGCAGCAGTATTCACCGAAGCTGGAAGAGTTTTTAATTTAGTATCAGGATCAGCAGGTAATGTTTATACTGACGTAAATGAAAATGGTTGGTCACTAAACTCAGGATCATATGGTTGGCTTTTACCAGACATAGGTACCGTTTTATTAAATGGAGAGGCTTTAGATGGTAGATTTGTTGATGGTGGAGTAAATTTAAATACAAACAGAACATCAGACTCACAACAAAATAACCCTGCAAGATTCTTTGCAGCTTTAAATAAAGGTGGAGCAGCATCTGTACCAGGGTGGACTTTAAACTCACAAGAAAATCTATCATCTGATTTTATTTTCTGTAGAGCAAGAAGTCAAAACTTTAATTATTCAACAAACCCATCATTTATATCAGGTTCAGATGGAGCTGTATTATATAATTCTTTTATTAATGACCCCCAAGTATATATTACTACCGTAGGTTTATATAACAATGATCAAGAATTAGTAGCAGTTGCTAAACTATCAAGACCATTGTTAAAAGACTTTACTAAAGAATTACTTGTAAGGATCAAGTTAGACTTCTAATGAATGAGTGCTTGGAAACAATTCACAACAAAGGACGTTACTATAACGCCATTTACAGCCGATAAAGGCTTTAACATTACAGGTAGTGCCTTAACAGGGTCTACTGTAGGTATTAATATATTTGCTGGTCGTAATGTTAAATATACATCCACATCTAATTTACAATCGGGATTTGTATATTCATCTTCAATGAATTCTATTTATAATAGTGCAAAACAATTATATTATAAAAATTATATATCATCTAGTAAAGGGGATTTTGTAAATACAGGTAGTATACTACCAGGTGTTACTAGAGAAGATGATAGATCTATTGGTACTATAGAATCTCCTCTATATGAAAATTATTTGCAATCTTCTTTAATCCAAGAAAGAAATTTCCCTACAGGAAGTGGTAAAGCTATTACAACTCTTACTATTCCAACAAAGTTATATGGTGAAAAAATAATCCCAAATACTTTTGAGTTTGTATACACATCATCAACATTCCCAACTGGGTTATTATTAAAAGATGATGGTGAAGGTAATATACTAAGGAATTTTAAAGGAAACATTACTGTAGAAGGTCAAATATTTTACTCTCATGGGATAGTTGTATTGACAGAAGATAATCCCATACCTATAGCAGGTATAGGAAATGAAATCCGTCAAAACCCCGCATTAATTGATAAGTGTGCTGTTCATTTTTCATCATCTTTAACAATTTATGAGCAACAATATAAATGTGTTATATTAGAAAATGAATTTGGATTTTCAACTAATCCATCATTATTGACATCTTCAATAGCAGGAGCTAACAACCAAGAATATTATCCCTTTGTATCATCTTCATCTTTTGAACCTTACATAACTAGTGTGGGGTTATATAATAAATCACAAGAATTAGTAGCTGTTGGAAAATTATCTTTTCCATTACCTGTATCTCAATTTACAGATACTACAGTTATTGTAAATTTTGACATATGATAAATTGGATATACCAACAAAAAGAAATGCTGAACATTTCAGACTTCCCAGATGAAACTTATGGTTTTGTATATAGAATAGTTCATTTAGGATCTAAAAAATCATATATAGGTAAAAAAATCCTACAAAATACATCTAAAGTAAAGTTAGGAAAAAAAGAATTAGCAGAATATGCTGGGGTTGTGGGTCGTAGACCTTCTTATAAATTAGCTGTTCGAGAATCAAATTGGAAATCATATTGGGGTTCAAATAAATATCTAAAAGAATTATATGATATAGAACCTAAAGAAAATTTTGAACGTCAAATTTTAATCTGTGCTCCTACTAAAAAGTTACTTACTTATTATGAAGTTAAATTTCAAATGGTATACCAAGTATTAGAAAACCCAGATGAGTTTTTTAATGATAATATCTTAGGCAAGTTTTTTACTAAAGATTTCAACTAAACGTTGATACCATAAATAAGTTACGTATATTATGGCTCATGGTAAATGAACTATTAATTAATTTAGTAAATTCTGTTATAGGTGCAGGTAAAAGGACAGCAAGGGGCAATCAAGCCCATACTTGTCCTTATTGCAACCACCATAAACCTAAATTAGAAATTAACTTTTCTGAAAATAAAAAAGGGTATAATCCTTGGCATTGTTGGGTTTGTAACAAAAAAGGTACTAGAATTACTTCTTTATTTAAACAATGTAAAGCATCACCTGAAAATTTTACTGAATTATATAAATTAATAGGAAATGAACAAGAAAGAAAAACAGTCATTTCCACTAAATCTTTAAAACTCCCAGAAGAATTTAAAAAATTCCAAGACATAACAACTTCAGATATTGAGGGGAGACAGGCTGCTTTTTATTTAAAAAATAGAGGAATTACCAAAGATGATATTGAAAAATATAATATTGGATATTGTACATCAGGTAGATACACTAAAATGGTAATAATTCCTTCTTATGATGAAAGTGGTAATTTAAATTATTTTACAGGGAGATCATTTGAAAAAGAACCATATGTAAAATATCGTAATCCTGAAACTTCGAGAGATATAATACCTTTTGAATTATTTATAAATTGGAAATTACCATTAATATTATGTGAAGGACCATTTGATGCTATAGCTATTAAAAGAAATGCTATACCCTTATTAGGTAATAATATACAATCCAATTTAATGAAAAAAATAGTTACATCAACTGTTGAAAAAATATATATAGCATTAGATAATGATGCATTAACAAAATCGATAAAATTTGCAGAAAGATTTATTAATGAAGGCAAGGAAGTTCATATTGTTGAACTTGAAGGGAAAGACCCTAGCGAAATGGGATTTACTCATTTTACCAACTTAATTCAAAAATCCATTCCTCTAACCCAATACGCCTTAATGGAAAAAAAATTATCACTAGTATGATTAAAAAAACAATAAAAAAATCCTACAATAGGATTTTAGAAATTTCTGAAGATGCTAAACAAATTACATTACCTGATTCTAGATATTATAGGAGAAATGGTAAGTATTATCCTTCTATAACTTATGTTTTAAGTTATTATCCTAAAGGTAAATTCTTCCAAGATTGGCTAAAAAAAGTAGGATATAGTGCTGATTGGATTGTTAAAAAAGCAGGTGAAGAAGGTACTCAAGTGCATGAAATGTGTGAGGATTACCTTAATGGTAAAGAATTAAATTTCTTACAAAATGGAATCCCAATGTATAATCCAGATGTATGGCAAATGTTTTTACGTTTTGTTGATTGGTGGGAAACTTATAACCCAACATTAATTGAAACAGAAGTACATTTATTTTCAGATGAGATTAAAGTAGCAGGTACTTGTGATATGGTATGTGAAATTGATGGTGAATTATGGATTATTGATTTTAAAACATCTAACCATTTACAAACTACTTATGATTTACAAACAGCTATTTATGGTAAATGCTATGAAGAGTGTTATGGTAAAAAAGCAGATCGTTATGGTGTATTATGGTTAAAATCATCAAAAAGAGGTCCTAAAGATGGTGCTATGCAAGGTAAAGGATGGGAAATGTATGAATCAAAACGTACCCAAGAAGAAAATATAGACATATTTAACACAGTTAAAAAGTTATTTGATTTAGAAAATCCACGTCATAAACCAGTATTTACTGAATTTAGAACGCAAGCTAAAAGAAAATTGTGATATTTATAACAAAATACTCAATTTATGATTTCATTGATCCAATTATTAAAAGAAGCAGTTGCCGAACCTAAAGCAATTATATTAGCAGGAGCACCTGGAGCAGGTAAAGGATATATCTTAAGAGGTTTAGATTTAGGTAATATAAAGATATTAAATGTAGATGATATTTATGTTCCTCTATTACAAAAAGCTAATGTAACTTTAGATTTAAAAAATGCTACTCCTGAAGAAAGAAGTGAGCAAGCTAAACAAATGGCTGCAGCTAATAAACAGTTTAAAGGGGATGTAGAAGCTACTATAGAAGGTAAAGAGTCTTTTATTTTGGATGGAACTGGGGCTTCATATAAATCCACAGTTAAATTAAAAGATGAATTAGAAGAAGCAGGATATAAAGTATTTATGCTTTATGTTTACACTGATTTACAACGCTCATTATCCCAGAATCAAGATAGATATGAAAAATCAGGAGGTAAAGATAGAAGTTTAGCACCTGCTATTGTAATGCGTACATGGAAGGGTGTAACAGATAATTTACCTAAATATGCTGATTTATTTGGTAATAATTTTGTAGCAGTAGCTAATACATTAGATGATAGAATGCAAGATATAGATAAAATCATAAAAAAATATCTTACTCCTTATAAACCTCAAGGAACTAAACCTAAAACACCAAAAGAACAAGCTAAATCTGATGCTAGGAAAGCTAAAGATAAAGAAGAAATTCAAGCTATGTTAAGTGATGATTTTATATATGATGTAATTGAATACACTATATCTAAAGAAGAAGCACAAATGCGAATAGGTAAATTTTTAAATTCATGAGTAAAATAATAGCAGCATATGGGGGTGGTTTCAAACCACCAACTAAAGGCCATCTTGAAGTAGTAAAAAAAGCATTAGAATCTCTTCCTGAAATAGATGAATTTATAATTTATGTTGGGAGTAAAGAAAGAAATGGTGTAAGTCAAGCTGAAGCTATCTTAATTTGGGATATATTTAAAAAATATTTACCTATGAAAGTTAAGATTGAACCTGCTAAATCACCAATTGGTGATATTGTTCGTTTAGGAAAAAATAATCCTGAAGATGAAGTCTATTTTATTATAGGAGGAAGAGAAGGAAGAGATGATGATTTAAAAGATATTGAGAATAGAACCAAAAATATAGAATCAGCTTATCCTAATATGAAAGTAAAAGTACAATTTACACAAGATAAAGGTATGAGTGGAACTAATGCTAGAAAAGCAGCTAAAGTATCATCAGATAAATTAGCACCCTTTCTACCAGATGAATTAGATGATAGTGAAAAAGAAGAAATATTTAATATCCTAAGACCAGTAATTAAAGAAGAAATAACAAAACCCCAGTTAGATTCAATTGAAAAATATGCTGATGGTTTATTTAATAAATTAGGAATTGATATTGAATTTACTAGGCATTTTTTAGATAGAGTAAATGATAAGAGAAATATCAAACCTATATCAGTACCTGAGTTAGTGGGAATGTTTAAGCGTTTACATAGAAAACATGGTAAACCTTTATCTAAAATAGATGATGATTTTAATGCTGTTGTTAAAGATTTTAATAGTAATATTAATATACCATTTGCTATAAATGTTACTGATGATGATATTGAAATGTATGCTAAAACAGTAATGCGTAAAAAAGATTTTAAAACATCAACTCCTGTAATTGCACTCAATGAAAATGCTTCATATACTAAAGATATTAATTTAATAGAAAGACTAGCTCAATTAACCCAACATATGTTAGATAAAGGAATGAATATAGAACCTTTACCTAATTTAGAATTTGTTGATGGTGATAGTGAAAATGCACGTGAATTTCTCGGTAAAACAGCGTATTATGACCCGAACACACAAACTATAGTATTATATACCGAAGGCAGACACCCTAAAGATATAGCGCGTAGTTACACGCATGAGATTATACACCATATTCAAAATTTAGAAGGTAGATTAGGTGATATTCAAACTACAAATACACAAGAAGACGATAATTTAAATGATATTGAAGCAGAAGCTAATTTAAAAGGTACAATGACCTTTAGAAATTGGACTGATAGTTTAAATGAATCTATTGTGGGTAATAAAATTGAGTGTGATAAATGTGGTTGGAGTTGGAAAATAGCAGATGGTGGTAATGATTTATTTATATGTCACAAATGTGGGAATGATAATGAGCCTATAAACGAAGCAAAACCATACAAACATAAACATGGTTTTGATAATAAGTTAGGTAAAGACCCATTTGGTTTAAATCAATTTGCTAGAGAAATTGCCGAAGAAGCTTTGTTACCTGAAGAAGAGGTTGTATCTTCACCCCCTATGGAATATAAAATATACTCAGACATGGATGGTGTGTTAACAGATTTTGACAAATCATTTGAAAAATATTCAAAGGGAATACCACCTAGAGAATATGAAAAGAAATTTGGTAAAGAAGGTTTTTGGGAATTAATTGATGGTCAAGGTAAAGTTGGGTTTTGGGTAGGAATGCCCTGGATGGAAGACGGTAAAGACTATTGGAATTATATTAAAGATTATGATGTGGAATTATTATCATCACCTTCAAGATCAGAGACATCCCGTTTAGGAAAAAGGCTATGGGTTAGAAATAACTTACCAGGCATTAAACTTCATTTAGCACAAGCTTATAATAAAAAAAACTATGCTGAACCAAATCATATTCTAATTGATGATAGAAAATCAAATATAGAACAATGGAGAGAAGCAGGTGGTATTGGCATTTTACATACATCAGCTAGTGATACTATCAAACAATTAAAAGCATTAGGATTATGAGTAAATTAAATACATTAGCTGGTGGATATAAAGGAGGATCTCCAAGATCTAGAAGCAATAATACTTTAAAACCTTTCTCAGGTGATACCCCCAAACAGGTAGATGCTGAACAGTTAGCAAATCAAATAAAACAGTGGTATACTGGTGGTAATTTATCTAAAGAAGATATTCATATCATTATTAAAGAATTAAATAAATTAAGTTTATGAGTAAAGTACAGGGTTTAAACAAACAATTCACTGAGAGAGATGTTAATAGAATGCGTAACCTTATTCAAGGCAAGCAGGGTGAAAAAGTAGGTCAAAGTATAGGTTATTCTAAACATGAAAAAATTTATAAAGAAGGTGATATTTGGGAAGAAGATGACCGTAAATGGACTATTAAAGACGGCATTAAACAAAATATTACTAAATTAGATAAAGCAAAAAAATTACATATAATGCCTATCTTTTGCCCTAGTTGTGGTTCAAAAATGCATACAGATTTAGATAAACCATATTATAACATACATAAAAAATGTTTTAATTGTGTTGTAGAATTTGAACATCATCTAAAAGTAGCAGGTTTGTATGAAATTTATGAAGCAAAAATTATTAATTCTGAAATAGATAACTGGATTAATGAGTTTAAAACATATTTAGAATCTGAATTATCTATAACAAATAATTCATTTATATCAGAACAGGGAGATCTTGAAAAATGGACAGGTGGCCCCAATAAAGAAAAGGTTTTAGAAGGATTAGATAAAACTATCGAGTATTTAAATAGTCTTAAAAGATAAAATATTTTTATATATTTATAACCAAAAACTAATGGATAATTTTAATATTACTAAATGGAATAGAGATCGCTATCTCAATGAAAGTAAAATAGAAGAGTATGGCGAGTATAAATCACAGGAGGTAGATCTAAAAAAAGAATTAGATTCTCAATTTGGTGATTATAGACCTTTTATTTCATTAGGTACTTATGGTGAAGATAGACCAGATACAGATCCATTAAAAGGCAAAGGCTTTGGTTCTATAACATTTAGTGTTAGAGAAGAACTTGATCCTAATGATTGGAATAAAGCATTAAAGTGGGTAGAATCTAAAGGATTTGAAATAGAATCAGAATCTAATTATTATGAAATGGAATATGATGGAGATAGAGCATGGTTTCCAAAAATTAAATTCCAATTTAATATATCAGATTTCCCAATCAATGAGATGGATATTAATGATCCAATCCTTGTAAAAATGAGAGCCGCTAAAGATGCTGCTAAAAATCAAAAATCAGATTTTGGTAAAGAATATGGTGATGCTGTTAAAAAAGCTTATAGTGGTAATAATAATGATACTAAAATGAGATCTTTATTAAAACAAAGAGCCCAATTAATGCGTGACATGGAGCAAGAAGCTGAACCAGAAGGTGGGCCAATTGCTGATGAATATGGCAGTAAATTAAATAGCATTGATAAAGCAATTGCTAAACTATCAGGTAGAAAAGAAATGACTTATGATCAAGCAATATCTGAAAGTGCTTCTACTGAAGAAAAACGTATTGCTTTGCGTGCTATTAAAAGTATAGCTAAGTATAGAGGTGTTAGTGAAGATGAAGCAAAACGAGATCTTACTAGAGCAATTGAACAATTGGGTAGCTTAAAAGAAGCAATAAAAGATATTAAAGAAACTATTGAATTAGGAAAAAATTTAAATGAAGATCTTTGTGCTAAAGGTAAAGCATATAGAAAGAAAAGAATGGCAGCTGGTGAAAAATCATCTGCTTATTTAAATGGTCGTGCTGTTAAAGTATGTAAAGGCCAGATGAAAGGATAGTATGGAAGAATTAAAATCAATACAAGAATTTTTTTCTAAACCTATCTATGAGAATGAATTAGATGCTTTAGGTGATGAGTTAGCAAATGCTATTGAAGATAAATTAGAGGATAAAAAGGATGAATTAAATGAAGTAGTTGATCCCATTTCTATCCTTTCTTATGTTTTAGCAGGTAATACATTAGTTAATATTATGGCTAAGTATACTGCTAAATTGTTTAAAAAGTATAATTTTGGTAAAGGAGAAGAAGCAGCTAAAAAAATATATAATTTTACTCATAAATTAGAACAAGATTTTAAAGGCCCAATTGCACGTGTAGTTGGGTTATTTACTAAAGATCAAAAAACAAAATCTATTGTAACTGATGGTTTATTTGCTTTATTATTATTAGGTTTAGGAGCTAAAGCAGGTACGGAAGCATTTACAGCATTAAAAAAATCAAATTTAGCAGCTAGTGGTATTAGTGGTTTAAAAGCAGCTTTAAAAGGAAAAGACATAGCAACATTAGTTAAAGATATAGCCGGGGCATTAGCATGATAACAGAAGAAAGAGTATACGAAATAGTAAAAGAATCATTACGTGATTGGTTTAAAAAAGAAGACTGGGTAAGAATTAACACTTCTGGTAATATTACCGGTAAATGTGGTACTATGAAAGATAAGAAAAAACCTTCTAGATGCCTTCCAAAGAAAAAAGCCCAATCTTTATCTAAATCTGAACGTGCTTCTACAGCTCGTAAGAAAAAAGCAGCAGGAAAAAAAGGAAAACAATTTGTTTCTAATACAAAAACCGCAAAATATCGAAAAGGAACGTATCAGAAAAAATCTTAATATATTTATAAATAAACCCCAACTAAATTTAAAATAAAATGAAAAAATCGGAATTAAAAGAAATTATCAAATCTCAGTTTCTAGCTGAAGCTGAAGATTCTAAAAAAGGTAATAAAGAAGAACAAAAACGTATGGAAGGTGCTATCCGTGATGATAGAGACCACATTAAAGATCTTGAAAAAGATATTAAAGATAATGAAGCTAAATTAGCTAAATTGAAAAAAGACGAACCTAAAGATGTTTCTGAAGGAGAAGATGTTTCTGAAGGAGACAAATACTACGAAGATAAAGTAGATGAAGCTGAAGAGGTTGATGTTGAAGACAACGAAGATATTGATGTTGAAGATAATGAAGATATTAATGTTGATGTTGAAAGAGATGTTGATGTTGATGATGAATCTTCTAAATCAGAAATCGAAGTTGATTCTGAATTAGCAGGAGAAAGTAGTGATACAGCAGCTGTATTAGGTCTTTTAACTAAAGCACAAGAAAAAGCATCTGCTATGGGAGATGAAAAGCTAATGGATCAAATTGGAAATACAATCACATATTACACTAGAGCACACGTTGTAGCTTCAACAAATGAAGAATTAGAATTAGAAGAATTAGAATTAGAAGAAGCTAAAAAAGAAGAATTAGATGAATCTTTATCTAGATTCAAAAAGTTAGCAGGATTAATCAAATAAGTTAATAATTAATAAAATTTATAAAATGACAACACAAGAATTAAAAGATCAGTTAGATGAGATTTACGGAACATTTAGTAACGAACATGAAGGAAAATCAAAAGCAGCACATGGTCGTGCTAGAAAAGCTTTAGGAGCCTTTAAAAAGTTAATTAGTGAATATCGTAAAGCATCAATAGCTGAAGATAAAGCAAAATAAGAATGAACGAACGTAAACTGTCAAAAGCTGAACTCAAAAAGAGGGAAGATATTATCATGAATATGAAAGATAACAAACGTGATCTTGTCAAGAAATATGGTAAAGATGCTGAGGCAGTTATGTATGGACGTGCTACTAATATGGCCAAAAAACAAACTAAAGAAATGAGAGATCCTAATTTAACAGAGTTGATTAAAGATGCATTAAAAAATCCTAAAAAAGCCGATTTAAATAAGGATGGTAAACTATCAGACTATGAAGAAAAAAGAGGGGCTGCTATTGAAAAAAACATAGAAGAGGATTTTGATAGTGAAAACTTAAAACCACTACCTTCAAGAGTTAAAAGAAATGATGATGAAGACTTTGGCTATGAAGAAGAAGATTTAGATAACCCAGATGAAGATCTAGTTATAATAGGATCAGGATATTTAGAAGGTTTTAATAGACCTCATTCTTTAAATAATGGAGAATTAGAAATATTAGGTAAAAAAATTGTTAAACAGTTATATAAAGGTGATAAAAAGGCTGCCTTTAAAGATATTGTTGATAGATTAAATGAAGTAGAATTACCTACATCAATCATTCAGAAATTTGCTAATGAAATTAAAGACCCCCAAGGATTTGCAAAAGCAATGCTTGGAATTTTTAATTCTATACAAGATAAAGAACAAAAAGACTATTCTAAAAATCAAAAATTTGGAAGAGTACTTAGTTATTTAAAAGATATAGCTAATGATGAGGCAGAAGAATCTGTAAATGAAGATTATGACATAGGTCATGAAGATAATGAACCAGGTATGCTACAAGGTGATTTATATCAAATTGGTAAAGCATCTATGGAATTATATAAAATTTTAGATCAATTTGAAGGCATGGGGGAAGTAGATTTACCTTCATGGTGGCAAAGTAAAGTATTTAAGGCAAAAGAGGCTTTAGTTGGGGCTCAAGAATACCTTGAATTTGAACTTAAAGAACCACAAATTGATGCTGTAGTTGATGTAGCTACAGACGTAGTAGACGAAGAAGTAGGCCAATTAGGTACAGATGGCGATACTGGTTTTAAAGCGTCATTATACACACCAAATGAGTTAGGTGACGTTTCAGTAGGAAGAGAATATGCCTCAGGAGCTTTTGAGGAAAGTAAACAACCAATAGAAGAAGCAATGAATATGAATAAATGGCGCCGCGCCTATAACGGAAAAGCATTTGCTAAAAAAACAGTATTTCTAACAGATTATAATAATAATAAAAAAAGATATACTATTTATTTCAAATATAAAGAAACACCATCTAAAGATATTGTATCACTTAGTGAATCACATTATGGTAATCATGAAGGTAGTGGGATGGCATTTGCAATGTCTAACTTACAAAACAAACCAGTATATCAATTCACATCAGATGATAAATTTGAGTGGGATAATGAAGAAGAATTTGATGCTTGGGTAGCAGAAGGACCTAAAGGTTTAGAAAGTTTATTAAGCCATTTCTTAGGTGGTCAAAATGTTGATAAAGCTATTAGAGCTTGGTTCGACACAGGTGTTACTGATAAAAGTAAATTAAGGATAGGACCTGCAGAATATTTCCCGGATGCAGCAGTAAATGAAAATAAATCATCTAAATATAGCACAATAGCAGAAAAATTAGCTAAAGATTTAAAAGAAGGTTTACCTAAAGGATTTTGGGATAAAAAAATGGATGCTGAAGATGAAGTTAAAGAAGAACAAGGAATGGATCCTGAAAGATTTGTTGGTTCTGGAGGTGATGAAGTTGATCAAGATTCAAATATAAATGTAACAAAAGATAACCCCGCACAAGATGCTGAAATTGGATTTGGATTAGAAGAAGATTATGATTCTTTAGTAGGTAAAATTAAAAAGCAAGGCAAATCAGCTAAAGCAGCAAAAGCAATTGCAGGGGCTGTAGCTGCCTATAAAGCAAAAGGCGGAGGTAAAGGCCCAACAGCAAAACAGAAATAATATGACAGCAGCAGAATTAAGGGAAAAGATAAGGTTACTTGTCCCAACTGTTGTTGGTAACAAGAAGCAAGCTGAAGCAGCTGCTGTGGAATATGATGAATTAACAAAATTCCCAGAGTTAAAAGCGGTTATTGTTGATTTATTAACCCACGAATTTGATTCATTCTTAGCATCAATAGATTGGGTTGCTCCTAAACCTACAACATTTCGAATTAATTTAAAAAACGATCAAGATTTTTATTTGATATATTCTAAAAGAAGTTGGATAGCTCAAGTAGAAGGAAAAAAATATTATTTATTAAATCTACCAGAAGAAGAAAGAGCAACTGAAGCTATTGCACGTATTTTAAGATATGGTGTAAAAGCTGATACTGATGCTGTTGATAGTGATTCTGGAAGTAGTGGTAGTGAAGATGTTGATGTTGAAGTAGATGATAATATAGACATAGATATATAATGGATAATATAACAAAATATTTACATAAAATAGCATATAAATTTCCTAAAGGATATCCTGATATGGATGATCCTAAAGATAAAGATATGTTATTCGAGTTAATCAAAACAATATCAGAAGCAGAAGAAGAAGTAGAAATTGATGTGGATGTTGAAACCTCAATACCTTCTGGGGGATCCGAAACATATAATGATACTATTAGGTATGCTATATATGGTAAAGATTATAAAGATAAGCCAATACCAAAACCAAAAAATAAATATCCTTATAAAAACTCTACATTTAGTGTGGGTGTTAGTTCTGAGGATAAAGAAATGTTTACTAAATTATATCCAGTAAAACCCCCAAAAGTAGGAAAAGAAATAGGTAGTGCTGGTTCTTTAGGTGTGGGGAATGGAGAAATTGCATTATATTGGTTATATCATTTTTCAAATAGTGCTAAAGTAACAGAAGGTAGAGAAAAAGATGACCCGGATTTATATTTTAATAATCAGGGAGTAGAGGTTAAATCTTGGAGTACTAATAAGGGTTTACACGGTTTAGGAAGATTTGGAGCTGATAAAGAAAATTTATCATTACTTTCACTTATATTTGGGTTTAGTGCTCTAGTAAGTGTTTTTGATGGTGAGGGTGAATTGCCAAAAACAGTAAATCCAACTAACTTTAGAGGATTTCAACTTACGGCTGCTATGGAAAAAGTAAAAGAATTTAAAAGTCTTTTAAATAAAAATAGTGATTTAGTAGATGAATATCCTTTATTTAAAAATATTAAATCTAATGTAGATAGAGTATATAATACATTAAATTTAGAGGATTCAGATAGCCCTAAAGACATGGGAAGAAAAATGGCAGTTCAACTTTTAAAACCAAAATTAGATAGAAAACCAGGAGATGGTAACCATTTAGCTAATGTAAAGGATAATGGGGATATTAAATTCTTTCAAATTAATTTTGATGAATTAAAAGATAGTGAGGAATTAATGAAAGATTTTGAAGTAAAACAAAGTTCAATTAGAATTAATTTTGATAAAATTTGGGGTTAATAGATAAAATAAAATAATATGTGTAACTGCGGATGTAATACTTGTGATACTAAAAAATCAACGTTAATGTTAAATGAAAGTTTAGCACCGCGTGCTATATTGTCTGAGGGTTTAAAACACCATATAGACAATAATAAACCGCTTACTGAGCATTTATACCGTGCTGGTTCACGTGAGTATTTTAATTTATTTGCAGAAGCACGATCTTTATACAGTAGAGGTATTTTAGAATTTACTAATGAAGATGATTTAGCTTTACTTACAGAAACTAATTTAGGCCATTTTGGTTTATTAGAACGAATCTCAACAGTTAGTAAGCGTAGAGCAGGAGCAGAATTAAAACAAAAACTTAAAGGAGTACGCTCAGATGGTTTTGGTAAATATGATGCTACAATTTATGGGTTAGATAGTAATGGTAAAAGAGTTGAATTAAAATCCTTAAATGATTTAAATAAATATAATAAATTTGAATTAGCTGAAAATAAAAAAGTACCATTAGATTTTCCTATCGAACTAAATGAGCAAATGGATCTTGAAGATGAGTTAGCGAATATGGAATTTGGAATGGATTATGACCAATTAGGTGACAATGAAAAAGAATGGGTTCATGATGAAATAGATAATATGTCTATGAATGAAGGAACTTTTAATTCTTCAAACCACATTGCAATTTTTGATGGTCCTGATGGTATGGTAGATGTTTATAAGACACCAGAGGGTTACTATTTCCAAACTGATGATTTTGATGGAGAAGCTTCTAATGCTAAAGAAGCAGCTAAGTGGTTAAAAGATAATGGGTTTGTTAGATTACAAGCTGGCAGCTTAGATGAAGCTAAAAAGAAAAAAGCTAAGAAAAAAGATAATAGACCAATAGGAAAACCAATGCGTGATACATCAGGTGGGAAGGCATATAAAGTATACGTTAAGGATCCTAAAACTAAAAAAATTAAAACTGTTAGATTCGGATCTGGTGGTTTAAGAGCAAAAATAAATGACTCCAAAGCCCGTGCTGCATTTGCAAAAAGGCACAAATGTTCAACTAAAAAAGATAGAACAAAAGCTGGATATTGGAGTTGCAGATTACCTAGATATGCAAAATTACTCGGACTCAAATCCAGTTTCTCAGGATTCTGGTAAACCTTACATTGACTTAGAGGTCACTAAAGACTATATTCTAAGACAATTTGATAAAAATATAGATCCTATAGAACTACTCTGGCATCGTGATGATGAAGATAGATTAGTTGAAATTATAGGTAAAACTGATTGGATGATTCAATTAGACAATTCTCTACCGACTTCAGTTCAGAAACGTATATTTATACCTAGACATAAATGGCATAGAGCCATTAAAGGAACTGGGACATTAACTTTAAAAATACATAAAATGAATACTTGTAATTGTACAAAATGTAATTGTGGAAAATCTTGTAATTGTCCATGTTGCGATTGTTAAAATAAAATAATATGGATAATTTTAATTTAAAAAAATATTTAACTGAAGGCAAATTATATGAATTTGTAGGTAAAGAATTAGAAGATAGGAATGAACCTCTTTATAATGAATTAGTTCCTGGACAAGGAGATGCTGAAACTGTAGAAGGTGAAATGTTAAGAGCTATTAATAGAATAGTTTACCGTTATTATAATGATGGAGATGAATATCATACAGGGTATGGAACTGAAACAGCAGGACCAGCACATTCATTTTTAGTTAATGCAAACCATCCTCTTAGATCATTAGTCAGTGCTTTATTTAAAAAAGGAACTAATTATGAGCAAACAATTAAAGATGTTTTAGATGCTATTTTAGATCATATTGAATCTAGACAAGGTAAATACACTAAAAATACAGTAGGTGGTATGTTTGATTATGAGCCTGAATTTGAAGATGATACATATGATGAAGAGGATTATGATGATTATGATGATGATGATTATGATTACTAAAAAGCAATATATTTATAAATAAAATACAATAAAATGGC